GAATTTACATTAATTATTCCTTTTTTATCAGGTGTTAGTCCAGCACCTTGTGATACTACATTTTTTTTAGTATAACCCATTAATCACCTTTTGATAATGATGAGATAATATTATCTTGATGGTCTTGTAAATCTTGAACATCTCCTTCTATGGCATCCATTAATTGTTTCTTTTCTGCATCAGTTAAACCAAATTCATTATCACTATCATCACTTACTCTACCTTCGGCAGCCATGATTCTTTGTACAACCGTAGCGAGTTTAACCAATTGTTCATCATTCTTTACATTGATTTCTAAGTATTCTTTCAACATGGGAATGATTTGAACA